CAATATGTAGGTGGCAAAGGCGATAAAAGAAGAAAAGAAAACAGACAAAAGATAAACCAAAACTGGGATAAGATTTTTAAGAATAAAAATAAAAATGGCACTAAGCAAAATACAAACTAAAAGATTAGGCAGTCTTTTATCACTAATGTTTGAAGATGGTAAACTTCCTGAACCGATTCTTAAAGATTTAATTGATCAGGATTATGCAAGACTCAAGGGCACAAAATATATTCTTACTGAAAAAGGTCTTTCAGAAAAAAACAGACTTTGTACACTTGCTGGTCTAAATATTCTTTATTCAAGCGAAAAAGGCAAAAATGAAAGCCCTCAAAGCCCCTCTAACGAAAAGAAACAACATTAGTAAGGGGCTAGTATAGGTTAATTAATTGATTTTCTTGTGGCTGAATAAGAAGTCAAATCGTTTCTCAATTCTCTTAGCATCAAAATCTTTTTCAGGGAATCCACATTTTCTTGCTTCACTAATTTCAAATGAAGCCTGTGTCAAGAAATTTATCTTATTCATTTCATATGAACTTTCATCTTCATATACAAACATTTGATTATTCATTTTCCTCTCCTTGTATAATCTTCAATTTATAATCTTTTGAAACACCAAGAGATTTTCTCATTGTTTCAATATCTTTTGTAACAAAACAATTTTCAGATGTAAACTTTTCAAGATTAAACATATGTAAAAATTTTTCTACAGTCACTTTTAAAATTTCAGGTTCTTCATCTTCTTCATATCTAGTGCATACAAAAATATGTGTAAACATTTCGTGTATCTCAGGTTTTACCCATTCCTTTTTATTCATTCATATCTCCAAGTATATTTTTTATAAGAATGCCAATTCTAAAATTTATAGAGGCATGACCGTTTTCAAATCTAGCGATCATGCTTCTGTTTGGTTTGCCCTTAGAAAAGTAACCAAGTTTTTCTGCTAATTGAGATTGTGAAAGACCTGCTTTCGTTCTCAGAACTTTTAATTCATCACCATTCATAATCAACCCCATTGAACTGAATAGTGCTTTACACCGCTATCATTTGCTTCTGTATGCTTTAAGGCAAAATCAAGACATCTTTCATCAAGGTCAAAGTCTTTGTAACCTTGTCTAATGCAGTCAACATAACCTTGACTTGGTGAACTCAACTCACTCTTTCTCATTACGTAAAACATAACTGGTTCAGCATATCCATTACATTCTTTCCAATGTAATTTTTTTACATACAAATATGGATAACCTTCAAAGCGATCAAGTGCTTTTTCACACTCGTCAGTAATATCCCATAACACACCCTCTACTAAAGAACCATCTTGTTCTTCAATATCGGCAACTCCCTTAAACACCAACTGGTGATTAGGCATAATAAACTTGCCAACTGGAACAGCATTTGGACATCTTCTTTCCATACCTTCTTTGTTCAAGTTAGCACCATAAGCAAAATACAACATTACTCATATCTCCTAATTAGACCATGTTTTTCTAATTGATCTACGAACTGGTCTGAATCCTCGTAAATCATTTCAATACCAAATTGAATATTGATTCTTCTTTTAGTTGATGACATCCACTCGTCAAATGATTGATGTGTGAAAGCATAAATGAATGAACGATCATAAATCTCTCTAGCAATATCATCTTTAGTGAGACCGAGGAGGGGGGACGAATCCCCCACCATTTGATACCTTAGTTGCTTCATGCAACACTCCTCGCTCTTCTGTTATAGAAAAGTCTTAAATCGGTAGTAATAAGATCACTAGCTTTAGCAAGTCCGTTAAAGAAAACTTGTAATGTGTAGTTGTTTACTTGAAGGTTAGAATCTTGATCAACCTTAACAACTCTTTTTGTGTCACCAGCTTCACACATTGCTAAACAAACTTTTAACCAATTACTAATTTTATCAGGATTGGTTGTACCACTGTGATGTCTGAATTCTACTGTTCCGTGTTTCCAAAAACTTTGTAAATTAAGTTTTGTATATCTTGAATAACCACAAGTGTCAGTTAATTTTCTAATTGTTTTTTGTTTGTCAATTTCTTTGTAGATGTTTTTCAAAGAATCAGAATGTGAAAAGTTTGATTCACAATAAGAACCATTGCTTCTTCTTCTTGAATTTGGCATAACTGAATCTAAAGCCTTTTCAAACTTAGCATATCTTTTAACAAGATTTTTGAAGTTGCTCACTTCCCAATTTTCTACACCAACATGAACGTGTAAACCACAAGTTCTGTTTACAGTAATTCCATCAATGTTGTTGATAGCATCAAGCACAAGCATTAATCTTTCATAATCTCTTGTTCCATGTAGAACAGGTGTGACCAATTCTAAACCATGAGAATAATTGCCTGACACACTTGAATCAGACTTGATTCTCCAAGCATTAGATGTGTCACTATAATATGCATATTCCATTCTGAAATCAGCATCATGATTAGTTAAATACGAATTCACCAAATCAACTACTTGTCTTTGGCTTTGGTATTCAGATAAGAACTCTACTTCTACTCCGAACTTTCTTTTGGTATCAAATGTCATTTTTCAAATCTCCTTTTGTCTTAACAACATAGTTATTAGACCATGTATTGTTTATCAAAACAACTGTTTATTAAAAAAAAGTAGCCCTTTTTGGGCTAAAACGGAGAATCGTCTGTAGTTTTCGTTGGAGAGTTAGTTATATAAAGGGATTCAGCAATTTTCTTTCCCATATCTTCAGGCATACCATAAGCTGTAAAAAAAGCCTTTTCACTTCCGTATTTAGTATGTAATAAGGTATGGTGGTTTTGGCATAAAGGAATAACATTTTTATCATTACTCCTCATGCCCATACCTCTTATACCATCATAAGGACGTAATAGATGGTGTGCTTGTGTTGGTCCACTGCAACCACCTATCTCACTTTTAGAAGCTCCAAAGGTTCGCATCATACATTGCATATTAGCGACCATTTCTAAATGGTTTCTGTCCTCAAATCTTTTTTTAGAATTTCGTTTCTTTTTCATCAGCTATCAATAACCCAACATTAGTATAAGGAACACCTGTATCAGATTCATGCTTCCAACCACTAAAACGATATTTTACACCGTCAATTGTGATTGGTCCTTTGATGTCAGGATGTTTTGGTGATGGTTTGTCATCTTGTAAACTTAGCAAACCGACAGACATCATCAATTCATACTTATGCTCACCATTTATAAATGTTTCAACTATTGCAATATACTTTTTTTGTCCTTGCAAAGTCATTGAACCTTTACGAATTATTTTAGCTTCATTCTCAGGCCACATACGACCTTTTTTTTCAAAATCATTTTCACTCATTATTTCTCCTTTATTAATCTATATTTATAACCTTTACCGCCTGTGATTCTTTTTCTTTCAATAACTTCTTTTACTAATGAAAGATCATATTTCAAACGATACGGCATTTTTCTAAAATCTCTTATACCAGCAGAGATAGATGGTTCGCCATAAAACTTACCAGCTTTTTCTTTGATAGTTGTTTGTAACTGCCAAAAAGTCCACCATCTACCATCTTGCATACATTTATATAAACAGTCATTTATTGAAAGCCCTTTACTCATTAGAAAGGACTCTCTTTAGATTCAGGTTTATTCGTTGGTGCATATGCAGGTTTATTGCTTGTATAGTTTGATTTCGGTGTTGTTTTTTTCATAGCATCAACTGCTTTGTTACCATCATCATCATCTTGACTACCAAGACCACAAGCCATCAAAAGAGAATATCTTTTACCATAACTTAGTGAACTACCATAAGCATGAGGGTCATTCTTGACAGCAGGGATAAAAAGAATACCACTACTGATAGAGCTTCCGTGTCCGTATAGGATTGTTTCTATACCAACACCGCCTTCTCTCTCATGTGCTACTTGTTGAAAGTAAATACCATTATCGTTTAATGGTTTTTTTACTGTACCAAGCACAGATTCTAAAGTTGCATAACCACTTTTGAAGTATGGGTTTTCAGCATCTTTTTTTACGTTCTCAATCTCGGACTGTGCCTTGATCAATGCATTTATCAAATGAAAATCTTTTTTCATATATTACTCCTTAAATAAAATTTGAGCGCCTTTGATTTCTGTAGGCCCCCATTGATTCATAAAGTTTTCATTCGTAGTATCAGGCTCTAAGCAAGACATACGAGCTACCTCATGAATATCACTAGAAAATGAAAGCATTTGCATCATCTTCTTCGCAATTCTGTGAATGTCCTTGATGTGAGTTTCAACATCATGAACAGTTTTTGTTATTAATTCTTTTTTATATTTTGTTGCATAGACATAATCTAGCTTTGCTTTTTTCCCTGTAGCTAAACTGTAGAAAGAAACTTGTCTCAAATGATCACTTCTAGTTTTAACTGCAGTACCAGTTGTCTTTAAGTCTCTGATGGTATCTGAGTATTCCATATCTATGAAGCCACGTATTGGTATTGGCATATCATCAAACTTATATTCAACCTCATGTTGTGCTTGTTCTAAATTACCAAATGATCTGTAAATAGGAACTGCCATTCTAAGAATTTCAGGAATCATTTGTTGTCGTTTGAAACAACCGTCAGAATCATAATCTTTCCAAATTCCAGCATCCATTATTTCTTTATGAACAACATCATATCTATCCATACACATATGTATGGCTTCTTCAATATCGGCATTTGGTTTCAAGCAACAATGTGTAATACCAAGTTCTACAATATTGCCAAAGGTCATAGCAGGTGCATACACCTTATCTCTATAACCAGCAATATTCACTAGCCACTTTGCTGGATTTGCTCTGAATTTATTGATTGATGAGGGCGAAAGTTTTGCCACTCCATGTTTTTCAAATACGTTGGTTTTCATATGTCAGACAAAAGTATAACCCAATATGGGTAGAAATCAAAATTGAAATATTATAGACTGGAGAAATGAAAATTAGTGATTGGCTTAAACAGAAAAAAATAACACAACAAGACTTTATTGATGTATCAAAAAAACAGGGTTTAGAGATTAGTAAGGGCGCATTACAGAAATGGTGCAATGGTCAAAGAATACCAAGAAAAGAAGAAATGGAAAAAATATATGCCCTTACAAACAAGAAAGTAAAACCGAATGACTTCTATAATCTAAATTGACAATTCCAAAACTCATACCCATAATGGGTTAGTTATGAGTATAGAAGCATTATCTTGGGGTATAAAACAAAACACCCAAACTCCAACCAGTAAACTTGTTTTACTTGTGCTTTGTAACTATGCAAATGTTGAGAATATTTGTTTTCCAAGTGAAAAACATTTAGGCAAAATTTGTGGAGTTTCAGAGAGATCAATACGTAGATGCATAAAAATTTTAAAAGATAGCAATTTGATAAAAGTGCAAATGAGAAACTTTAATTCAAATGAATATCAAATTTTATGTAAACAACAGGACACCAATGACCAAAACAATAGGACACTTGTGACCAATAATACTAAAGAACAAACAAAAGAATTATATGGTGAAAGTTTTGATAAGTTTTGGAAACTCTATCCTAGAAAAGTTAGTAAGTTTGAATCAGCTAAAGTTTTCGGAAAACTAAAAAAAGATGAAATAAAGGTTGTTATGAAAGGTGTTAAAAATTTTAGAGAGGTCGTTCTGAGAGATAATGTTGAACAACAATTTATTCCTCATGCAACAACTTGGTTGAGACAGAAAAGATTTCTTGATTACATTAGTCAAAAAGTTAATACTTTGAATTCAATTGCAGGATAACTAAGGAGTGAAATATGAATAATCTTGATTTTGATAATCTAAATGTTGATATGGTTGAATTTGGTTCTGTGAAAACTAAATGTCCACAATGCCAACCACCACACAACAAACACGATAATCCACTTACTTTAACCAAAAATAATGACGGTACAGTTCTTTGGAATTGCCATCATTGTGGTTTCAAAGGCATTAAGGGTAATACAGGGTTTAACCCAACAAAAGACGTTAGAAGCGAAATACGGAGACCTGAAAAACCAAAAATTGTAGAAAAAAGCACAGAAATGTATCAATACTTTGCAAACAGACATATTTCAAAAGGCACAGTTGATGACTTTGAAATTACTACTGATGGTTATTGGATAGCACTTCCATACAGGAACAAAGAAAATGAACTGGTAAACATAAAGTACAGAACAACTGATAAAAAATTCAAACAGGAAAAACAAACTGAAAGAACTCTTTACAATTATGATCGCATACATGATAAAGATGAAGTTATTTTTGTTGAGGGAGAAATTGACGTGTTATCGCTTCACGAAATTGGTTTTACTAATGCTACAAGTTTACCTGATGGGGCACCGAAAGAAGCAACATTTAAAACTAATGATGCACGTTTCAAAGCACTAAGCAATTGTCCTTTGAATGCAAAAAAAATAATTTTGTTTACTGATAATGATTCTGCTGGTAAAGCATTACATGATGAATTACTACATAGATTTGGTAAAGATTTGTGCTGGTATGTACAAACACCATCTGATTGTAAAGATGCTAATGATGTTTTGATTAAACATGGAAAACAAAAATTAGAAGAACTTATTAGAAATGCAATACCTTATCCAGTAGATGGTTTACATTCAGTTAATGATTACATAGGCAACATCTATGACTTGTATAATGGTAACTATGTAAAACCCATAGAAGCTGGTATGGGGAAACTTGACGAAATTTACAAAATATTAAAAGGCACATTTCATACAGTCACAGGTATTCCAAATCATGGTAAAAGTTATTTCCTAGATCAGTTGCTCCTAAGAATTGCACAGAACCATAATTGGAAATTTGCTTTATTTTCACCTGAACATTCAACAGGTATGCATATACGTAGGCTTGTGCAAATGGTGAAAGAAAAGTCTTTTGATGAAGGTTTTACAAACAGAATGTCACAAACTGAATTAGATGAAGCATTAGACTTTATTACTAACCATTATTACTTTATAGAAACAAAAGAAGAAGTTCCTACAATTGATTATATTTTAGATATTGCAAAGAGCAGTATTTTGAAATACGGAGTTAATGGTATTGTTATTGATCCTTACAATGAAGTAAATGCATCAAGGAAAGGGAATGCAAGAGAAGATGAACACATAAGAGATTTTATATCTAAGTGTAAAAGATTCGCTAGAATTCATGACGTGGTCGTATGGGTTGTTGCGCACCCAACAAAACTTCCTAAAGCAAATGACGGTGGTTATGCACCACCAACAGCTTATGATATTTCAGGCGCTAGTCATTGGCACAATCAGAGTGATGTAATACTTACAGTACATAGAGATTTTGATGATAACTCTACAGAGGTTATGACTAGAAAAATCAGAGAACAAGATTTGTATGGAAAAATAGGTTCAGTAACTTTTGATTTTGACCTAGCTAAAAAAATATTTGTAGAAAGAAATCAAAGTGTAGATTGGTAGTTTGATATTCAAATGTTAGATGCTAAACTAACCCAATATGGAAGTAGTTAGCAAAAATGTAGATGACCTTATTCCCTATTATCAGAATCCAAGAATTATATCTGATAAAGCTATAGAAGAATGTGCCAAATCAATAAAGAATCATGGCATGAGACAAGTTATTTCTATTGATAAAAATAATATTATTATTGCTGGTCACACAAGATTACTGGCTTGTAAATCACTAGGCATGAAAGAAGTGCCTTGTCTTGTCTATGACGATACACAAGAAAAAATTGATGCATACAGATTAGCAGACAATAAGGTTGGTGAACTTACACAATGGGAAGATAATTTTCTAAAACAAGAATTAAAAAAACTAGAAGATTTGGAAATAGAAGTCGCTGGTTTTAATTTTCAAGATGATGATGCCTTTGATTCGTTTGATGATTTAATAGATAAAGATATAAAACTAGACGAAGCTGGTTATTCTGCAAAAGAACTGACAAACCAAGTGCCATTAATTTTTTACATGGAAGAAGAAGAAAGAAAAGCAGTAATGGACTGCATAGAAATCATACGTAGAGATTTACACTTAGATACTAAAACACAGGCTCTGATGGAGCTTGTAAGGAGATATAAAATTGATTCTGATTGATAACCCTAAACACGGAGACAAAATAGATCAAACTGAAACTATGTACCCTACAGATATGACTTGTATTGAGGGTGACTTTACTGTTTCTGACACAGCAAACAATGCTTATGGTTTTGTAACTGACGGTGTTTTTACAATAGAAAAAGGTAAAGACACTTACATCATTACAGAAGGTAGTTTCTTTAGTCTGAAAACACCTTTTACAATCTGGTCAAATTCTTTGGATTCAAAAATGTTTTTAATAAAAAGATATGGTTTTCAAGGAATTGATCTAGTTGGTAAATCAGAAAAAAGAGGTAGGCTTTCCTATATTGACGGTTGTACAGATTCACTTTTAATTATGCCACCAAGATTAGGCGACCCTTGTCTAAACTATCTGCACTTTCCAATGGGCATAGACCAAACACAACATTTACACCCAAGCATAAGAATGGGCATTGTCATTGACGGAAAAGGTGAAGCATTTCAAAAACCTGATGGTAAAAGAGAGGGTTGGGAAAAAGATTTAGTGAAGGGCAGAATGTTTTGTTTAGAGGAAGGAGAAGTTCATAGCTTTAGAACATCTGAAAACTTTATGGATATAATTGCATATCACCCTGATAGTGATTTTGGCCCTACAGACACTAATCACCCAATGCTCAATAGAACTTACATTGATCATGGAAAAGGCTAAATATGGGGGGTGTTAGGGTATTCCTAGCACACAAAAAAGCTCTTAGAGGGCAAGTCAGAGGACAAAAAAATGAGCAAAGTACATAAAAAAAGAACAATTGATAAAAACGTCTATGATTTAGCACTTGAAAGAATTAACAGAACTTATGACATATTTGATTCTGTTGTTGTTATGTTTTCAGGTGGCAAGGACTCAACTGTCTGTCTGAACCTTACTTTACAGGTTGCCAAAGAAAGAAATAAATTACCATTAGATGTTTACTTTTTTGATGAAGAAGCAATTCCATATGAAACTATTGATTATGTAGAAAGGGTAGCAAACTTGCCTGAAGTCAATATGCATTGGTTGTGTGTTCCAATAAAACATAGGAATGGTTGTAGTAGAAAGCAACCTTATTGGTTTCCTTGGGCACCAGAAGATATAGATAAATGGGTAAGGCCCATGCCTAAGCATGAATCAGTAATCACATGGGAAGATATTGACATGTTCCCAATAGATATTGATAAAAGACCAGCTGTTCCAGAATGTAACGGACTTTTATTTCCACCTGAAAAAGTTGGTGAAGTTGGTGTCATTATGGGCATAAGATCAGAAGAATCATTAACAAGATACCGAACAATTCTGCAGACAGGGTATGGCAAAAGATATGAACCATACATGATACCTTTGAAAAGCAAAACAGCTTTAGCTAATGTTTGGAAAGTATGTCCAATTTATGATATGAAAACAGTTGATGTATGGACTGCACCTCATCTTTACAATTGGGATTACAATACAACATATGACATCTTAGAAAAACTTGGTCTAACTCATTTGCAACAAAGATGTGCTCCACCATATGGAGAAGAACCAATGAGAGGCTTGTGGCAGTATTCAATTGCTTTCCCTGATATTTGGGATAAGATGCAAAGCAGGGTTGAAGGTTCTGCAACTGCTGCAAGATATGCCAACACAGAACTTTATGCATTTAATGGTGTGCCAAAAAAACCTGATGATATTGAGTGGCTAGACTACATAAAATATTACGTTATGAAACACCCAAACCCATATAGGTCACTCATTGCTGAAAAGATACAGCATTGGATAAAATGGCATAAGGGTAAAACTTCTGACCCTATATTAGAAAACCCACATTATCACACAGGCATGAGTTGGCAGTTCCTTTTAAGAATAGCAATGCGCGGTGATTTTAAAGACAGAAAGTCACCAAGTTTTTCAACTGATCCACAAACTATAAAAAATATGAAAAGACTTTATGATAAGGAGAGATTTAATGGCAAATAAAGGAAAAGAAAAACAACCGATAAATACATTTCAATGGGTCAACCGAACTGAATTGAAAGCAAATGACTATAACCCCAATAAGGTTTCACCGATAGAACTTGATCTGCTTAAGACATCAATAAAACTTTGTGGTTGGACACAACCTATAGTTGCTAGGTCTAACAAAGAAATAGTTGATGGTTTTCATAGATGGACAGTCTCAGGGGACGATGAAATATTTGAACTTACAGATGGCATGGTTCCAGTTGTATTTCTATCTGATGAAATAGATTTAGCAGAACAGAAAGCGGCAACAATTGTACATAATAGGGCTAGAGGTAATCATTTAATTTTACCAATGACTGACATTGTTAGAGACCTTAAAGAAAAACACGAATGGTCTGATGATCAAATAAAAGAATTCTTAGGAATGGAACAAGAAGAAATTGATCGTCTATATGATTACCGACCAATGACTGAAAAGGGAAGTGATTCCGAATTCAGTCAAGGTTGGGTGCCTGATGATGGCAAGAGAAGTTTTGATTAGTGAATGTTGTGCTTATCTTGGTAATAAGCATCACGTTCTTCCCTTTGTTTAAATTGCAAGAGATCAATCATTACTTGAAATGGAGAAAGATTATGTTTCTCAGCTACTTGACGTAAGTCTGAGAGCCATTGATCAACCTCTTGCTCGTCTACTGCTTCTAAAATATCTTGTATATATTCTTTCAAAGTCATTCTTCTATCCTATAATCTTTGGTTATTATACCTGCACTTTTAGAACCTCTAAAGTGTGCTTTTACCCAAGTCATTTTTCCATTAGGCAAACGTCTTAAATGCTTTCTAACACTATGGAATGCTGTTACGCCTGTATTACCATTCGCAAGAGGATTAACATTGTTAGAACTAGAATCTCCAAACATATTGATAACAAGTTCTTTATGCTCAAACTTAGGTTTTTTTCTCAGGTGGCTTGTAGAATATTTAGTAGGTATGTCATACCAGTTATCATTACTACGACCTTCCCTTTTTTGTACATCACAAATCTGTGGAAACTGTAAATAAACCATAAATTTAAAATAGTAGTTCACCATTTTATAAACCCATTCATTCAAATCTTCGTTTTCAAAGTTTCCATCATCAGTCATTCTGACGTCAGTCATACTTTTGAATTTTGAATTGATTACTTTGAAACCATAACTACCATCTGAAAATGCAACCTCATAGATGTTGGGGTCTAAAATTACTTTATTATCTCCTTTAAAATAAATATTCATGGTCATATGCAGAGTGGTAGCATCAACATCTTTAAAATCACCATTTGATTTTTTATCTTCTTTTACGACAGTACTGCTTTCAATTCCATCAGTAACAAGAATATTTCCAATCATATGTTCATCTTCCACTTGCAGAAAGGTGTTTTGATATGGTGCAAAAAACTTTATTTCATTAACTAGAGCTTTAGTTTCTTCTGCTGTTACACAGTTATTGGCTTGTTCATTGATATAAAACTTACCTGCTTGAGTTACAGTCCTTGAATACATTTTCATCACGTCATGCAACATCTTTGGACAAATACTAACCCTCTCTTTGGCAATACCATTTTCATCAGTAAAATCATTTCTAAGCCAATGATCACCTCTTGGATTAAGTTTCGTGCCATCATTAATGTGTCTTGCAAAGTGAAAACCACTCACCCATTTCCTGTCAAAAGAACTAATTAATTTATTCTGTTCTTTCAAGGCAGTATATTCAAAACTATCAACCTTCTTAGTTTCTGTTTCACCAAAATTTGCTTCATTAGGTGTGATTAATTGATAGCCATGCAAAAGTTTTTGAAGGACAAGATTGTTCATATTGTAACTCCTATCAAAATACCAATAACGAGAAACACAAAATAGTTCCTAAGACGTTTCTTAAGAACTAGATTGCGATTTTTATTCCTATATGTGAACTTCATTATGACTCAATATAAGATTCGTTCTTCTCTTGATACATTTCTACAATATCAAGAGTAGGCACAGTAGATAATTCCTCAACAGTAACGTTTAGAAACTCAACCATATCTGAAAGAGAAGTAGCAAGGAATTGCTCGTGATTTATTTGATCACACATTTCTCTAATACTGATACTGTGTTTTCTCCAAGAATCACCAAACAGTCTTTCCATAGACTTGATAGTGAACTCTTCAGAGTGATGCTTTAAAAAATCTACATAGTTGTAGCATATTTGGTTATACGTAAGATGATCAACAATTTTATTTGTTGTATCGTTTATCATATTTCTATTCATCAAATTTCTCCTTTTCAAGTTTTGATATAGTTATATTAGCAAACACATATAGTATTGCAAGTCCTAAATAACCCATATTGTATTTACTTATATAGATAAGATGTTTAGACTACATGAGAATAACTGAGAAAATGTGAACAAAAAAACAAGCTACAACAAAATAACAAAAGACTTATTGGAAAAAATAAGGAACAAATTTGTACAAGGTATCAATGAAGAAACTGGTGATAAGAAGTACCTAAGTTTAGATGCACTTGCTGTAGAGTTCAATGTAGCTAAAAGCACTTTGTATAGATGGTCACAAAAAGAAAACTGGAAAACACAACAGGAAAGATTCCACACAGAGTATTTAGAAAAATTAGATGCTGTAAGACAAAAAGAATTAGTACAAGAAAGCAAACAATTTGATAGCAATGCTTTAAGAGTTGCAAAATTTCTTCTCAATGAAGTAGGCATATCACTATCAATGAATTCACAAGCACGTACACAAGACCCACAATCACCTAAACTTTTAACACCACAAGCAGTAGCACAACTTTCTAATGCCGCACTATCAGCACAGAAACTTGGCAAACTTGCTCTTGGTGAATCAACGGAGAATATGAAACTAAATGCAGAAATCAGCGACACAGATGCCTTCAGAGAAGCTATGGAATTGCTTGACTCGGTTGCAGAACAGCGCAGACAAAGAAGCGATAGTCCTTTACACTAATTGGCTCAAACAGGCACGAGAAAAACAAATATCACCAGCCGAATCATTTAACATATGGTTGATACTTGCTGGTCGTGGTTGGGGAAAGACAAGAACAGGTGCCCAAGATATAGCTTTGTTTGCTTTAAGAAATCCCAACACGATATGTGCTGTAGTTGCACCAACATTTGGAGACTTACGTAGGGTTTGCTTCAATGGGCCGTCAGGATTACTTTCAATAATACCACCTGAATGTTTTGATAAATCATTTGGAACAGATGGGTATGCCAGTAGTATTGCTGAAATAAGATTACACAATGGTTCTAAAATAGTTGGCTTTGCCGCTGTCAATCCAGAAAGGTTAAGAGGACCACAGTTCCATAGGGCATGGTGTGATGAGTTAGCCGCATGGCAATATCCTGAAGCATTTGATCAATTAATGTTCGGTTTAAGATTAGGCGAAAAACCACAGGCTGTCATAACAACTACACCAAAACCATTACCTATTATAAAGAAGCTGTTAGAACGTGATGACGTACACGTGACAAGGGGTTCTACCTTTGAAAACCAAGCTAATCTTTCAGATTCAGCTTTAGAAATGATGAAACAAAGATATGAAGGCACGACACTTGGGAGACAAGAACTTTATGCAGAAATAATAGAAGATGTAGAAGGCGCATTGTGGAGTCCACAAATAATTGAAGAAAGCAGAATATCACAAGACACAGAAAGGGAATTATCGCAAATTATTGTGGCTATTGATCCAGCAGTAACAGCTACAGAGAATAGTGATGAAACAGGCATTGTGGTAGTTGGGAGAGACCATTTGAATAACTTTTATGTATTAGAAGATTTATCAGGAAGACATACTGCAGATAAATGGGCTAGAATAGCAATAAATGCTTTTTATGATTGGGAAGCAGATAGAATTGTAGCTGAAGTAAACAATGGTGGAGATTTGGTGGAAAGGCTAATTAGAAACTCAGACCCTAATGTTCCTTATAGAGCAGTTAAAGCAACTAGAGGTAAACTTGTAAGGGCAGAACCAATATCAGCTTTGTATGAGCAAAACAGAGTACACCACATGGGAACATTCCCAGAATTAGAATCACAAATGTGTACATACACAGGGCAAACAACACCAAGTCCTGATAGACTAGATGCATTAGTTTGGGGTTTATCTGAACTAAGCAAATCTTCAGGACAAGCAAATTGGAGAATAAGCTAATGGCAATAATAGATGACATAAGAAAAATGTTTGGTTTACAAACAGAGAAAAAACAAAACGGTTCGTTGATGGGTTACTTCAATGTAGGTACTCAAGAAAAAATGTACAAGTACCAAGATTTAGCCAAAGAAGGGTACATGAAGAATGCAATTGTTTACAGATGTGTAAATGAAATATCAAAAGGGGCAAGTGCAGTACCTTACCAAATTAAAATTGAAGATAATGTTTTAGAAGATACTGATTTACATAGATTATTAGACAGACCGAATCCATTACAATCATACTCAGAGTTCTTTAACAGTCTTTATGGCTATTTATTGCTTTCTGGAAATGCTTACGTACTTAAAGTTGGTTCAGAAAACGGACCACCAAAAGAACTACATCTTTTAAGACCAGATAGAATTGTTATCAAGGGTGGTACGAATTACATACCTGAAAGGTATGAATATATGGTCAATGGAAGAATAGATAAGGTTTACCCAGTTGATCAAGAAAATGGATATAGCGAAGTAAAACACATAAAACTATGGAATCCTCTTGATGATTATTATGGTTGCTCACCTTTAACGGCCGCAGCTATGGAAATTGATCAACATAATCTATCTAGCAAACACAATGTTAATTTACTGAACAATGGGGCAAGACCGAGTGGTGCAGTTGTATTTAAACCTAAAGATGATCAAGGGTTATCAGTAAACTTAACAGAATCACAAAGACAACAATTACTTACAGATTTAAACAATAGATTTTCTGGAGCCAGTAATGCAGGTCGTCCTCTACTCTTAGAAGGAGACTTTGACTGGAAAGAGATGGGGCTGAGCCCTAAAGACATGGATTTTATTAATTTAAAACATATGAGTGCTACAGATATTGCACTTTGTTTTGGGGTTCCGTCCCAACTTGTAGGTGTGCCTGACTCACAAACTTATTCAAATGTAGCAGAAGCAAGACTTGCTTTATATGAGGAAACAATCATTCCTTATTTAAGAAAAGTATCTTCTGATTTAAACGAATGGTTATTACCAATGTTTGGTGAAAATTTAGATTTCAGTTTTGAGACAGATAACATTCCTGCATTAGCAGAAAGGCGAAGATTAATTTATGCAAATGTAACAAATGCTGTAAGAGAAGGAATTATTACAAGAAATGAAGCAAGAGAAAGATTGGGTCTTTCCCCTGTTGACGGTGGTAATGAGCTTTACATCTCAGCTAATTTGTTTCCGTTGGGTAGTGAACCATTACCGCCACCTGATAATGAAAAGGACTTTGATGAATATGATGAACTAGATGACGTTTTAGAAGATGATTTCAAAAATGAAACAAAAGCTACAAACTTTCCAAAAAGAGGCGAAGATAAAAAAATATCTTTAAGAAACAGTAACTACCCACAGTTTGATTACGACTTTGCAAAAAACGTAAAAGAAGATGGTGGAAGTGTAGGTAAACAAATCTGGAAAGCTGGTGGCAACATAAGAGGTAATGAAGCATTTACATTATGGGGTAGAGCTAAAGCTGGTGATGATACACCTGCAATTAGAAAATGGATAAAAGAAAGGGAAGCATGGGCGGCTAGACATTCTGTTGTTGACGGCAATCAATTTGTTGGTGGTAAAGAACCAAACCTATCAAACGTAGCTGGTGTTGTTGCACTTATGAAATGGGGTGTAATAAATCCAAAACTAGGGCAACAAGGTATGAAAGATGTGATTCTTGAACTCACAAAGAAGCTTGAGGGTAGAAAAGAACCAGAAGAAAAAGAAGAACCTTTACCAAGTGATGTGCATATTGAAATTGCAGAAGAAGAAAAACAAGTTTCAGCAAGAGTAAAAGAAGCTCTAAAAAATAAAGTAAAAGAGCATAACGATAAGTATGGAGATGATAAAACCAAAAGGGCAACCTTAGGCATGTTAGAAAAAGTCTTCCGTAGAGGTGTAGGTGCATTCAATACCAACCCATCTTCAGTAAGGCCTGGAGTAAGGAGACAAGGTGGTGCTGATCGTTGGGCTTATGCAAGAACCAATTCATTTTTATTTGCTTTAAGACGTGGTAGATTTCAAGGTGGTAAGCATGATACAGATTTGTTCCCAACAGGACACCCATTAAAAGCTAAAGGTCCAACAGACTCACAAGGCAGACCTAAAAAGTAATGCAACTCGCAATACAGAGAAAAGCATATAGAAAAAGGCGATTTAACACACGATTTGAGATAAAAACTCAATTACGTATGCGAGATAACCTTGAGAAGGACTTTTATCGTAGTCTTAAGAAAGAATTAGTTAATAATGGTAAAAGGGTAAGCAAAGAGCTAGAAAATGCTATAGACTTCAATTCTGACATTAACACTATCAGGCTTTTCAATACACTCTATCCAGTTATACAGAAGAATCTAAGAAAAGTATTTCAAACATTCATTGAATACAATATAAGTTTGTATGATCCTGATCAAAAAGATTTAGAGTTTACTACCTTTGGTCAACAAGTAACATTTGAACAACTATTCAAAGAATACTTACGAGAAAGAAATATTATCTTTGAAACATTATCAGCAAATCAATCTAAACAAATAACTAGAGTGATAAGACAATTGAGGTCACAAAATCTTACGTTGCCACAAATATCTAAACAGGTACAACAATCAGTAGGTAATTTTAGTGCAATGAGAGCGGCAAGAATAGCAAGAACTGAAACACATAGTGCTGCAAACTTTGCTTCACAAGCATACAACAAAAAAATTAGTGAACAATTGGGTGAAACCCTTTATAAGAAATGGGTATCAGTAGGTGACGAGAGAACTAGAAGCAGTCATGCAATGGCAAATGGTCAGGTCAGACCACTAGATGATGACTTTGATATTAATGGTGCACAAATGAAATATCCGGGCGACTCAAGAGGTGGTGCAAAGAATGTCGTAAATTGTAGATGTGTTGTTGTTTATGTAGATGAAGAAGATTTAGGCAATGTCACAGGAGATTCACAACTGGTAGATAGAGACCCTGTTGATCAAACAACACCTTATAGATTCCCTAGTGATAATCCAATAGTTAATAGTACAAATGATGTTGTATTTTTAGATGCCCCAAAAAATGTACAAAATGCTATAAGAAATGTTGGACCAATCTCAGAAATAACTTCAGAAGGTATGTCTGGTATAAGTACAGGTGCATATTACTTTCCTTTCAACAAGAGCTTAAATATGCCTAAAAGTTATGGTAAGCCGAATAGTCCACGTTACAAGGTTGTTTACTCACACGAATATGGACACCATTTAGATAATGTCGTTATAGCCACACAAACTAATTTTGATAAATTTAAAAAGTTTGCAAAAAAGAATGATATTACAGATGCAGAGCTAGATGACATTTTTAATTTAAGAGTAATTTCAGGATTAGGTATTAAAAAACACTTTAGTAAAGACAGAAAGAATCTTACAAAAACCAATCAAGATAATCTCAAATTAATGGTAAAAGATAGAGCTACTACTGAAAAAGTCTTAAGAGATTTAGGTATAAATTCAAGAATGGAAAGAGTGGTCAGTCAATATAGTGGTATGACAAGAGACATGCCAGTAAGAAAATTTATTATACCTTTTGAAGAAGCTGAGCAAAGACTTATAAGTTATCTCAAAAATGGTACAGTTACTTACCAAGACTTACAGGTGATACACGGAAAAAACTTTTTTAAAAAAATATATGCAGGTGATGCTTCAGTCGGTGGTATAGATGCAGGATTCTTACAAATGGTTAATAGTAGTAGATACAGAGTTTTTAACCCTACTGGAAAGAATCCATTTGATTTTTACACAAGTCTTATGAGTGAACAAATGAGGGCAGAACTTGTAAACTTTAATGATTTCATAGGAAGTTTAACAAATGCAAAGATTTACACAGGGCATGGTAGTAAGTATTACAGTAGAAAAAAGTTTGAGACATTTAGGGGTTGGAGTGCACCGATGACAACAGAAATGATGGCTAATTACACATCTTTAATGACAAGTACAAACAGAGAATTCTGGAGAAAACATCTTAGAGAAATTGCTCCTGAATCTTTAGATTTCTTTGATGAGCTATTTGAGTTGATTGGTAATACTGAAGGGGGTTTCAATTAAATGAGCATAGACGTAGGTTACACAAACGAATTTAATGATCCAATTCTTGATGAGTTGGTCTTTGAATACAGGTCAAAGTTTCCTTATAAAAGAAGCTTGACACTAATACCTGATTATCAAAGGCCTACAGGTGAAAATATAGAGAGAAGAACCAGAGCAAAACTTATAAGCCTTTTTTTGAATGCTATTCAAAGAGATAAAGAATTAACGAGAGATCAAATACAAAAGATTTTTACACCAAGATTACCCAAAAATGCTTTTACATAAATGTTTTGATCTATATACATCTTGTGCTAGACTCCAAATATAATTACTATATGTAGTGTTATGCCAATACCGAAACCGAAAACAGGAGAAAGTAGGCAAAATTTTATGCAGAGATGTATGGGAGATAAGACAATGACCTCAGAATATGACAAAAACCAAAGGTTGGCAGTCTGTGCAAGTTCGTACAATTCAAAACAGGAAGATTCCGAAGAAGCTAAAGAAGAAATAAGAAAAGACGTTTTTACAACACAGGAAGAAGCTGAAGAAAGAGCAGAAAAAATTGGTTGTGTAGGATTCCACTCACATGATGAAGATGGAAAAAAAGTATATATGCCATGCGAAACACATACAGATTATGTAAGAGCAATGGGAGAAGATGTTAAAAATGATGAACCTGTAGAATTACACGAAACAGAACATCTTGAATTCAAAACTGAAATCAAAGCATACTCAGATGAAGAAAACAAAGAAGAGGGAGTTTTTGAGGGCTATGGTTCAGTATTCAACAAAACAGACTTGGGTAATGATGTCGTTAAATACGGTGCTTTCAAAAAATCATTAAGAAGGAAAGGAGCAAAAGGGGTTAAGCTTCTGTATCAACATAAATCAGATATGCCAATTGGAGTATTTGATGAAATCAAAGAAGATGAACATGGCCTTAAAGTAAAAGGCAGACTAGCACTTAAAACTCAAGCTGGAAGAGATGCTTTTGAGTTAATGAAAATGGGTGCATTAGATGGACTTAGCATAGGATTCAAGCCAAATCCGAAAGCTACTCGCTACGAAAAGAATACCAATAAAAGGATTCTTGAAGAAGTGGAACTTATGGAAATATCTTTAGTAACTTTCCCTATGAATCAATCGGCTAGAATTCGTAGTGTGAAAGGTGAAGATTTTTCTATTAGAGAGTGGGAAAATGGAATGCGAGATGCTTTCAATCTTTCTCGTTCAGAAGCAAAGATGGCGGCAAAAGCTGTACATCAGGTATTTGAGCAACGAGATGTTGATACAAATACTGAATTGGCAGAAGCCTTAAATAACCTTAATAATAAATTCAACTCTTGGAGAAAAGATGGAAAATAACGAAATCAAGAGTGCAGTTGATGGTATCGGTCATGCTTTTGAAGAATTCAAAAAAGCAAATGACGAGAGATTAGATGCACTTGAAAAGGGTGACAGTTATGATGGTTTACTGGACGACAAATTAGCAAAGATTGAATCTAAGCTAGATGCATTTGAAGATGTAAA